CTAGCTAGTTTGGCTTATTGTAATGGAGCCTACGTATGGTACATGGTTCCGTTACGTGCTGGGCGCTAGTACCCCAGTGCGTATTCCGAACAGCCTACTGTTCGTACATGCCTTATGATTTGTTTTTGTTCGTTTTTATTCCTTTCCGATATAAAGGTTTACGTTTTTATACTTTTGTGCGTTAACAAAAGGGGTTGGAGGAGTGGAATTGCCCTTGACCGGGCAGAAACATATTGTAGATAATATGGCCAGAAGATGGAGATTGGCACCATCACCGATAGAAAGACCTTATTTCTACTACAGGTTAAAAAATAAATAAAAAATATTTACATGATATATAGTTTGAGAGATAACTGTTATCCCCTTGAGCTTTCTGATTCTTCTTGGAAGACTCTTGATTATTAGAACTATCCATAATGAGGAGGAGCAATTTCTGTAAAGGAGATTGTTCTCGTTAAAGACTCTAGACGTTCTTTCAAGTTTTCGAGAGTTTGTACAAGATTGAAGATGAAAGTTCTTGTTTAGCCATGGAAATGGCTCGGTCTGCGTGTAAGATCACGTAGGGTTTGTCCATCCCATATATGGACTAGTCCCAGAGACGATAAATCGGTGATTTTTAAAACAACGATTACTATGGCAGACTTATACTTGAATTTAACAGACTCTGACGATGAATATCTTACTCCTGTGGAGACGCCATGTGGGGCTATCCGCAGTGAGTTTAAAAACACCAGAAGCGAAATGAAGATATCCCCTCAAAGGGATTTTCCAAACACTTATAAGACTCCGCGTTCTACCCCGGAGATGAAAAAACACGATGCTTTCTTTGCGAAAATGAGGATATCTAAAAAATCCTCCCTTCGTCCAGAAAATGACCCAAATTCTTCTTATTCCAAAGGAGTCCGTCGGGCCAAGTTGAGACATCGTAAGAAAAAGAAAGCAGAGCGGGAGAAGAAATCTCGCTCTGATCGGAAAAACCGATCAAAAGCCAGGGAAAGAAAACCTTTTCCTGAACCTACAGCTAGAGATTACGATAGGTATAAGCGTTATCATTGCTCTTTTCATACAGAAAGTGATGTTGATGTTCCCATTGTAGATCTTATGGCTACGTTGTATTCTACAGACTCACTTCGAATTAAATTGCCTTTACTATTGCGAAAGGTGGTGCTTTATAAAGATCACCTCTTACCTTTATTGGGTGGGAGCGAAGATCTCTATGATCGTTTAGTACAATTTATTACAGATTGTTCTTCAACAAAGTTCAATTTTATATCTTTCCTTTCATTTGTGAAAGACAGTATTAGAGGAGTGGATAAAACCGCTCTTTTTGCATTACTTGGAGACATTCTACTTGTTATTAATGCGATTTGTACTTCGGAGGACTCCTTTATTATATTAGAGACAGTATTAGTTTGTATTAGATCGTATGTGCAACATAACGCATTAGACACCGCCAGTTCATATGCATCTTTTATACGTTCAATTATAATGAGACACACTGGTGGTACAGAATACACATCTGAATCTTTTTTCAGTGAGATTTCTGAAACAGTGGATGGCTTTGATCAGACCGACTTCTTTGAGACATTCTCTCTCATATGTAGTTCACTGTTATATCTACGCTTACTCCCTAAAGAATGGGAGGATTGGATAAACGAGCACATTCCAGTTATTGCCTTTGGCGCAAAAATTGTAGCTCTTAAAAAATTATCATCCGCTACATTTAAATTTCTACATATTATTTATGATTCCATTGAGAATGAGCGTTCTCTTTGGGATATCCTACTTGGAAATAGCGAATGTGCAGATTTGGTTAACCAATGCGATGACTTGCTATATTATAAGGATAAACTTCATACTGGATCATATTGTGATTCTAGGATGAGTGCTCCAGAATATTGTCGCAAAGCTGAACCTCTAATGCAACGCATGAAGGTTGCAAGTTCTTTGATTACTTCTAAGAAATCCAAAGAGCTTTTTAAGCGGAAGCTTCAAGTATTGAAGCAAAGCTATTATGACGCAAATATGTTAGTTGTGTCAGAACGGAGAGAGGCGCCCTTTTTCATCTATTTGTTTGGTCCTCCAGGAGTAGGAAAAGGTTTTTTGATAGACATGATCCTACAAGTTTATTGTCGGAAGATAGGTTATCAGTATAATGAAAGTCTGGTATACCATAGATCCCCTGGACTCAAATATTGGGAAGGTTATTACCCCTATTCTAAATGGTTTATTCATTTGTCTGAGGTGGCTTCCGACTCCCCTGATATTCTTCGGAAAAATGGGGATACAAGAATAAACGAAATAACATCATTAGTTGATACTCAACAAATGTTTGTAGAGATGGCCTTTGAGGATAAAGGGAAAATTCCTGCAATCCCTAAAGGAGTAATTGCAGATTCCAATTCAATGGAGATGGGCGTTAAGTATCATAGGGCGTGTCCCTCTGCTTATTTACGGAGACCTCTCTTTATAGATGTATCCATTGCACCTGAGTATAGGGTCTCGGGTGGAACTCAATTGGATCCTTCTAAATTACCAAAAGACGAATTTTCTCCTGAGGCCTATCGTTTTGCAATTAGGAAGTACAAGGTAAGAGGCGTACAAAACGCAGATTGCGAAACTATAGTTTCGGATCTTACGTGGGACGAACTCGAGGATTACTTGTCTGATTTTTATGAGACATTTATTACTCACGAGTCTGGAATTAAGAAGAATTTCTTTCAGTATATAGATAAGAGAAATGATGGGCTAATAGATCCAATGACGGAGGCTGATTATTCTACTTTTGATTATGTGTATTTTTTTGTTCTTCTTTCTTTAGCTTCTGCTATCATTTCTCCAACTTTCGCTCTCTCTTTGTGGATATTTGCGCTTCTGTATTTGCGCTTATCGAATCCCACATTAATGGGATTCATTCGAGCATATTTGCATAGGTTTAAGGAACGATGGTTCCAATATTTCTCGGATTTGAGGAATCGCTTCCAAAATAGTTTTGAGAACATCTCACCAACCAAGACTGCTATAGCGGTGGGTGGTAGTTTAACAGCCCTTGCTTTGTGGCTCTATTTTAGGAGAAAGAAAAGGATAAAGACTGAATCTTTGATAGACACCCTAGGACAGGTTGAAGAGGAAATTGATGCTTCCCATGGATATCCACGTATTAAAAATAAAGTGGATAACAATTTGTGGAATAAGTGGATCAATGAGTTTTCACCATCCCACAAAGGGGAATTTAGTACAGGCGTTTTGAATGTCACTTCTTCTGTTCGTGCAATTGATGTCTTCATGGGGAAGTCTATTATCTCAACGTCTGGACGCACTTTGGGATTTGGTTTGTGCAAGGACATTCTTATAATGAATCGTCACGCACTAGGACCAAATTTAGAAGATGCAACAATTAATGTGCATAATGCCAATGATTATGATCATTCGCAGTTGATTCTAAATTGTTCTGATCTCAATTACGTTGAGCTCCCAAATGATCTTATTATGTTTCGGCATCCGTCGTTTCGTTTCAAGGATAGGTTAAAACATATTATTTCCGATATATCATTAATACCTAATAATTGTGAGCTATTCATAAATGGTCATAAAACACGTCTGTCAGCAGTAGAAGCTGATGTAGATGTTCAAGATAAGCTATGTGGTATGCTTCACTATGATAAATTGTACAGGTACTCTTGGCCAAACCATGCTCGGGGGAAATGTGGAAGCCCACTTATCGCCCAGATTGGAAATGGTCAGTGTATTATTGGCATCCATAGCGCTGGAGGAAATGGCGATCATGCCTTGGCACGTCCTATAACCCGTGAAGAGTTGCAAGATCATATAGAACTTCTACTCAAGCGCAGCAGAGACGTGCCATTGTCTGAATCTTACTACTCGCCGGTACCACTTAATTCACCAAAACCACGCAGTCCCTTCTTTTATGAGCACTTACCCCAGATAGATTACATTGGGAGTAGTGATGAAAAAGTTATGGTGAATAATAAATCTAACTTGCAACGTACTTTTTATTCCCCTCATTTGAAATTTATTTTCAAACGTTTTTTTAAAATGGACATGAAACCCACGTATAACAAGCCCTTGATGAAACCAGTGGTGAGGAATGGAAATTATCTTTCTCCTTTCAACACATGGTTACAGAAAGCAAATCATATTCACTATTCGCTAAGCTTTTCAACCTTAGGTCAGGTGGAACATATGCTTTTTCAAAGGGTTTTATCCCACATCCCTATTAGGAACCTCAAGCCTCTCACCTTTGAGTGTGCTATTAATGGGGTAAACAATGATCCATTTATAGACCGAATGAATGCTTCTACAGCATCAGGATATGGATGGAAAGGGAAAAAAGACAAATTTATCCCTTTAATTGAAAACTCAGTTTTGAGAGAAATGAGTCTCGAATTACAAGAGCGCATTGAGTTGATATTTGAATTCTGGGATTCACTTGAATCTTACAATCCAATTTACCAAGGTAAGTGCAAAGACGAGCCTCGGTTGATAGAGAAATGTCTAGCAGGGAAAACTAGAATATTTTTTGTTAGTCCACTAGAGTTGGTAATTATAGGGCGTATGTTACTCGCTCCATTTTACTCGCTTCTAGTAGAACATGGTGATGTCTTTTGCACTTGTGTTGGAATTAACTCCCACGTAGAATGGCATGATTTGGTGGTTACGCTGAAAAATTTCTCACCCCTAATCATGGAAGGAGACTTCTCCTCTTATGATCTTACCCAACCAATTGAAATAAAACGGATGGTTAATTCTTTGATCATCCGTATCTTAGAAGCTCTTGGGTATAATCCTAAAGCATTGCACTATGTAGGGTGTTATTTATCTGAATCACTTCGTACTTGCGTGGAATTGAATACTGATTTTTTCTACTTACCAGGGGCCCAGGCTTCTGGTAAGTATGCAACAGCTGAGGACAATTCTTTAGTGCTTCTCTGTATGTATATGTATTTTTATTTAGAAAAAATTGGAGATAATAAATTTTTCGATAATTGTCTCGTCCGAACTTACGGTGATGACTCATTGATTTCAGTTAAGGAGAACATTAAAGAATTATTTAACAACAAGACGTTTCAAGACTTTGCTCATGCAAGGTTTAATATGACGTACACTTCTGCAGCTAAATCACTG